AAGGATAGGGACTGATTGATTGAAGTAAAGTTTTGAAGAATTTTGATTGTTTTATCAGAAAATTTCATCGTTCATTATAAGATTGAGTGGGTTCTTTATGAAACCCTGAAAAGTGGTACATCAGAATACCATAGTGAATAATCTTCAGTGCGTCAAGTTTAGAGTGACCATTCTTTTTACCAAACCTCGCAGAGTATTTGATTAAATTATCCCGACAAAAAGGAACACCATCACCAATTGCCTCGATTATATCAAGAACTTGAACCTTAGATTCCTCAGAAGTATAGTGCTGATGATATGTACTCGCAAGATATTCTTCTACTACCTTGAGTGTTAGATCCTCATTATATTTCCAAAAACCGTTGTCAGACATCTCCATCATAATAAAGTTCAATAGATATTATAGCATGGTTGTCAAGTAAAATAAATATATAAAAAATTTAATTATGATAGATCCAAAGTGTTTAAAGAACCAGCAATGTTTCGGTTTCTCTTCGCGGGGATTTATTTTACCCTGTTGCTATTATGATAATGAATACTCATTAAAATTTGATGCTCCACAATTTATTGAAGAAAAATTAAACTTAAATAATGTAAATTCGATTGAAGAGATATTTAATTCTGAAGCATGGCAAACATTTTTTGAACAGTTAGATAGCAAAAGTGAAAATTTGCCGTATCCATGTCACTATTATTGTAGTGATAATTCAACACCCAATAAAATTTCATTATGATACCAAAAGGAATTATTAAACAAATTAATTTAGATATATCTAATAAATGTGGATTAGCATGTCCAGGATGCAATAGGCAAAAATATTATGACGGAGACGCTAAAAAAATTCCAGGAAAAGATATAACTATAGAGCAGATGGGAATGATTGTAGATTACTTTGATTTTATATCATTTTGTGGTCAAGTTTCAGATCCATTATATCATCCAAAATTTTATGATCTTTTAAAACTGTGTGTAGATAATAAAAAATCAGTTACAATATATCATGCTGCAGTTTTAAAAGATAAAAAACAATACTTAAAACATTTTTTACTGTCTAAAAAAGGTAATGTTAGGTGGGTTTTTGCATTAGATGGATTACCAAATCAAAGTCATTTGTATAGAAAAAATCAAAATGGTGAGAAATTATTTGAAATAATGAAAACCTGTGCTCAAATGGGCATCAAAACTGAATGGGATTATATAATTTTCAATTACAACGAGCACAATTTGAAAGAATGTGAAGATCTTGCAAATAAATATGAGATAAAAATAAACAAAATAATTTCTAGTCGTTGGTGGCAAGATTGTGACATCATGCAACCAAAAAATCCAAATCTACGTTTTGAAGCGAGAAGTTATGTTCAAGACATGTTAAAAAAAGATCCTGAACATCCTTGGTACAAATAATAAAAAAGGGGAAAATTTTTAATCCTCCCCACTTACAAAAATATTTTTTTGGTTATCACCAAATACCTGGAATAATTTGTCCAGTCAATGCATAAGCACCTACAGCGGCAATAAAACCTAGCATTGCTAGACGACCGTTAAGTTTTTCTGCTTTCTCGTTATGAGTTTCGTATACACCGTTATCCATTTGTTCTTGTACTCCTTTGTCAAAATACATATTAGGTTCTTTAGCCCACATATTCTGTTGGCCAAATTCATTGGATGTTACAGTCATCAAAGATTTGTAACGAATTACAACAACATTATATAGGAAAAGTAAAGACTTGTCAAGGGTGTCTCCATAAGTTATAATGATACAAACACATTAGAACTATGGAAGACTTTGAAAGTCTACTGTTGAATTTGGGATATAAGGACAATTCCATTATATACCCAAAACCAGAAAAAATAAAGTACCCCGTGAGATACAACTGTAGTAGTGGTAGCATGACTGTCACTACATTTCTTATCGTTTATCCCAATAAAAAAAGTTACCTACATCTAGAATTTGTAGATGGTGGTAACGTAAAAGAACTTGCTGAAAGAATTTTATTTAAAGAGAAAACTCGTATAGTTGAAGTAGGATACGAAGTTTCTTATACCAAACAACCGAGTGAGTTTTCTTTAGATGAAAGAAATAAAATCTTTACACATTTTATGAAACAAACTAAAGATCACTTGAAATATGGATTGCTAGACCAAAAACCAAACCCAGGAGATATACTAGCAGCTCTTCCTCATGGTCCAAAGATCAATCTAGGATTTACAGAAACTGGATTAAGTATTGGAAAACGTCAACGATCTTTAGTTGCTAAAAGATTTGGATTTAGTGACTTGTATGAAGACGGATTTCAATATGCTCGATATGATGAAAATCTAATTCTTAGACCGCTATAAAAAAGGGGATCGTTAGATCCCCTTCAAGACTATCAGAACTTGATGCCTAGACCAGTCGTAAAGACTGGTGAATAAGTTCCATTGGCAGCACCGTAACTATTAGCAGCATTGGTGGTAGGAAACTTAAGATCTGCAAAACCAACAAGTGAATTGCTAATGCGACCTTCAACGCCTAGAGCAAAAACAAATTGACCGCGATTACCAACTGCAGATTGGAAATTAGCATCAGTATTGTTTACGAAGGGAATTTGATACCCAACACCAGTATACACATTGGCACGACTTACACCACTCTTAGCGCGAGAAATGCTCCAGTCGTAAGAAACAAGAGCGCCACCACCAGCACCGATTTGACCAGCAGGAGTGCCAACGAGATTAGCATAAGGACGAATAGCAACAGCATTCTGGTTGCTAAAGGTCTTTACAGCATAACGACCTTGAATTGTTGCACCAGAAACAGTTTTTTGAGCACTAAATCCGTTACCAGCAACACCTTGTTGATTAAGAAGAACAGCAGCACCAAGATAGTTACCAACACCTTGTGCTTTCTGAGCAGCAGCAACTTCAAGTGCAGTCACACGAGTATTGGTAGCAGCAATCTCTTTGGCAAACTCGGCACGAAGAGCAGCAGCAAGAGCAGCATCAGCAGCACTTTGATACTCACTAATGCGGTCGAGGCAAGCATTAGTCAGAGCAGCAAGTTCAGCACGGGTAGTAGGTTGACCAGGACGGAAAGTGCCATTGGGATAACCAGCAACGCAACCATAACGTTCCACCAAATTGGTGATTGCTTGATATGACCACTGGGTAGGTTGAACATCACCAAGTTGCTTAACGCTGGTGACTTGTGCCATAGCAGGTGCTGCCATCATAGGAAGAGCAGCAGCAAGAGCAAATACTTTTTTCATAGGTATATATTGTTACCAAAAAATTATACAGAATTTATTTATATTTGTCAAGTCTTCAACTGACTGAAGCCCTTGACCTTATGGAATTCTAGCACATTTTCAAACTTTTCGTGCAATTCATTCTTATGAGAAATGATAAAGATATTAGCATCACTAACCACATAGCGAATAATCTTAAAGAACTCATCTGTTCCTAAACCATCGAGAGAACTATCGAATACTTCATCCATGATTAAAAGATTAGTCGAAATACTATTCTTCAATCTTGCAATTTCTCTCCAAGTGAATAATAATGACAGATCAATTCTCATCTTTTCCCCTTCAGAGAATGAAGGATATGAAAAGTTTTCGTGGATTGGTGTTTGAATTTTCTCATTAAACTCTTCATCTAATGTAAAGTTGATGAAGAAGTCCATCATCTGCAAATACTTATTGACTTGCTGATTAATAAGTGGCAAATATTTTTTAATGATACTACTCTTTACACCATCATCTTTTAGAAGAATATTTGCCTGAAGATAATAACTATAATCTTCCTTAAGTTGTTCTAGATCTAGAAGTATTTGCCTTAGATTAAATTTATATTCACTCAACTTTTCGTGTTCAATATTTTTATTTTCAAGTCTGGTGGTAATTGTTTGAATTTCCTTTTCAAGATTTGATTTTGATTTGTTTGAGTTAGAAATACGAATGTTGATTTGAGAAATTTCATTTTGTAATTTTGATATCTCCCTTTGAAGTCCAAAGAACGCTTGCTCGCGTTCTTCTTCTTCTTTAATCGTATCTTCAATTTCTTGAAGATTACTTTCATAAGAATTTAAAACTTGCTGGAGTTCTTCAATTTTATTTACACGAAACTTTTCTTCTATAGTTTGCGTACATGTTGGGCAAACCGAATGTTTTTTGAAAAATTCTAAATCATCACCAGAGTTTTGTTTTTTATTTCCAATTTTGCCTTTGAAAGTTCCAAGTTTACGAAGAGTATCCGAAGCATCAGAATATTTTTCTATTTGCTGCTGCTTGTCTTGAACTTCCTGTAGAAGACTGGAGATACTTTCATTGTAATTAGAAACTTCTTTTTCAAATTCAAAAATTTTCGTCTGTTTATCTTTGATATCATTTTGCCCAGTCTCTTCAATTTGCTTAATAAAGTTTTGTTGCATTACAATTTTATCAGCAATGCTTTCTCTTTTCAACTCTAAAGTTTTGACAGTCTCTTTAGCATCCTTAATTTTACTTTTTAAAATTTCAGACATAGAAGAAAATACTTTAATGTCTAATAAATCTTCAATTACTTCCCTTCTATGGGCAGCAGGAAGTTGCATAAAGGGAACAAACGATGCACTGCCAAGAATGACGATCTGAGTAAAAGATTTATAGTTTAATTTAAGTATTCCCTGCTCCAACATTTTTTGCTGGTCTTGTGCAGAAGCATCCTCATTTAATTTTTTGCCGTTTTGATAAATTTCAAAAATAGCAGGTTTAACACCACGAATAACTTTATATTCATTTCTGTTTACATTGAACTCAATTTCTACTACACAATCTTTCTCATTCGTAGAGTTAATGATCTGATTTTTATTAATTTTTCTAAATGGTTTGTTAAACAAGGAAAAGCACAATGCATCAAGAATGGTTGACTTTCCAGCTCCATTTTGTCCAACAATTAATGTATTTGTATTTTGATTTAACTTAATCGATGTAAATTGATTTCCTGACGAAAGAAAATTTTTATAACGAATTTCTTTAAACTCAATCATTATCTCGTGGGGGAATTACAATGTCGTCTTCGGTAATTATAGTATATCTTACTCCAGCTTTTTCACATGCACCTATTGCAACAGCATCATTAACTTTAATAACGTCCATTTCAGGACATCCATCTTCTTCCATTAATAATGCATATCTTATTGCATCATCTTCTTCTTCAAATAAAAATACAACTTTTTCTCCATACTCATCCTTTACTGCATATGCACCATCATCAGACTTCCCTTTAATTGTAATGATATACATTACATAACCTCACACGCTTCCTGATAGATATTTTTAATTAGACTTTTAATCTTAGATTTATTTAGATCTGTCTCCAAATCATCAACATACTTATCAAGAAGTGTCATAGTATCTTCAGTCTGATTAACAATTTCGTCATCGAAAGAAATGTTATCAATTTTTTCAACGATCTTTACATCATATGGATTTGCTTTCATTAAAGCATCTAGAAAACGATCATAGTCTTTTTCATTACTTTTCTGTTTAACAACAACTTTAACTATTTTATTTGCGTAATCATTAAATTTAAATAGTTGTCTTGGAGTGTCGTTGTAGTTAATGATTTCATATAACGTGAAAGGATTATCAATTGGCTCTAATTCATACGTTTCGGTATCAAAGATATTAAAACCTCTTTTATCATATACATCATTCCAAAACATTTGATAAGGATTACCTAGGTAAAAAATTCTTCCATTGTCAGAGCGAGTGTGATAATGTCCAGAAAATACTCGGTCAAATTTTTCATAAGGAAGAATGTCTGCACCATCTTCCATGGTATATCCATAATGTGCATAGAACCCATTGAGTTCTAAATGTCCCATAACAACTTTTGCTTTGGTGTCATTGATTTTGTTATAAGTAAATTCTGTATTGTCAGTGTTTACCCAAGGAACAAATAGTACATTTAAACCACCAACAGTCAATTCCTGTGCATCAACAATAACATTGATATTATCATACTCTCGTAAAAGAAGATCAATAGTATTAATTTCGTTAGTATTTTTGTAAAATGCAGTATGATTTCCAACGACTGAGATAAGGTCAATCCCCATATCTCGTAAACGATCGAAATAATTTTTCTTTGCCCAATCCAAAGACCAAAAATCAATAGTCTTACGGCTGTCAAAAGTATCACCCATGTCGATGACAGTAGTAATACCACGTTTCTGCAATTCTGGAAAAAATACTTCATCATAAAATTTCAAAAAGAAATCATGATACAGTTTAGATCCTTTTTTAAACCCAAAATGTTGATCTGTGATAATAGATACTTTCATAATTTTCCACCAACTTCCCCTTCATACTTAGTGGATGTTTCTGGAAACCCCTCTTGCTTCGCTTGAATGTACCATCTTGTTGCAGAAATACAATTCTCTTCATGTAGAGAAGTAATTATTTCGTTTCCATCTTTATCAAAGGAAGCCCATGTTCCCCACCTCTTCTTTTCGATTCGGAAACAATCATCAATCCATTCGTAATTACTCATCGGTTAAGGCGATACTGAACTGCGTCTTTAATAGAATTATATTCGGATGATTTATCACTTTCGTCTGCGACGAAAACTTCGTCATATCCAGATCTTTCAATAATCTTTTGTCTAATCTCTAATTGCTTCTTTTCTTTCTGAATACGACGAAGAAAAGCATAGTGAATAATTTGAGTAAAGTATGCAAAAGGATTGCTAGATTTTTCTGGATTAAAGTTATTAATATACTGGACACAATTTTCAATTCCATCACAAATCATGTCGTCTTTGAACATATAGTTCACAAAGTTTGGTTTATACGACAAGTGCGTAGCAATCTTTAAAAAACATTCACCGAGGTAATTTGTAATCCTTGGTTTTGGTTTTCCCAAATGTTCAGCATCTTTAATTTCTTGTTTGTAAGCAACAATAGCAGTGAGAAATTCTTTGTTGTTTACGTAGTGCTCTGATCTTTTTCTTGTCATTATCATTACAAATCATTGATCAATTATAGCATAGCTTGACAAGATGTTCAAATATGAGTATGATAACTCTGTCAGGGTTGAAAGTGATATAGCTTAGTTACTTTTAGCTTTATAAAGCTTCTCTAGAAGAGCTCTAGCATCATCTACTGATGAAACATATCCCATCTCTTTACTAATGTCTGGATGAGACTGTTTAAATCCAGTATTTACAATATGTTTATATGTTTCAATAATATCATCATCTTTAATCTCACTAATTGTAATAACTTTAGAAGTTTCTAATAAAAAGCATTGTTCATCCGTCAATTTCATCCATGGTTCAAATTTGTACCCAACGGGTGCATTCGTTCCAGGGGAACGAATTTCTTCACATACAACAGGATTATCCATAATAATATGCTCATGTGTTGTTTTATCAACTATAAGAAGACAAAGAACTTCTTCACCACTGATAAGTTTTACTGAAGCATAAAACTCATCGTATAGATCATCAGATTTTGATTTGAATGATTTCATAATTAAATTTCTCCTCGTTGTAGTATTTG